ATCGACGTCGAGCAGATCTGCCGACACCTCGCCGACCGCATCGAAGCCAACGGCTCCAAACGCCCCACGATCACCAAAGCGTGGCGCGACGCCGCCCGACGACTCATCGACCGCGACGGCCGCACCGTCGACCAGATCACCCGCTGCATCGACTGGTGCCAAGACGACCCGTTCTGGCGCTCCAACATCCTCTCGATGCCCAAACTCCGCGAAAAGTACGACCAGCTCCGCCTCACCGCCCAGCGCAGCCAGGCCCCCCGCCCCTCCACTACCGACCAGCGGGTCAACGCCGCCCTCGAGCTTGCTGCCCGCTACGCCGCAGAGGAGGCGTCATGACCAAAGCCGAAACGGCGCTCATCCTCGCCGCCGCCGCAGCCCGCGACCTACGCACCGTCGGAGACACCGACGTCCTCGCCTGGCACGAAGACCTCGACGACATCACCTACCCCGAGGCCCGCGAAGCCCTCCGACGCCACTACCGCGACAGCACCGACCGGATCATGCCGGCGCACATCCGCCACCACACCCGCACCATCCGCGACGAGCAGCGCCGCCAGGTCGCCCACCAGGTCCGCGCCCTGCCATCCCGATACGAGGACGACACCACCCGCGACGCACGGGCCGCCCGCGGCGCCGAACTGTGCCGACAGGCCATCGCCGCCGCGACCACATCGGCCGACAACGAGCCACCCGCGCCGCTGACGCCATCCGACGAGATCCGCCAGCGCGCACTGGACCGAGCACGCGCCGAGCGCAAGACCACCGGCCAGGTACCGGGGATGTCGTCCGCCGGCGACGTCCTGAACCAGATCGTCCGCCGCAAGTCCGCCTGACCACCCCGCCGCCTGAGGAGCCCACCATGACCACACCCGCCCACCGCCTGCCCATCCACCGCGAGTGCCGCCACGACCACCACACCACCGCCACCGCCCCCGACGACTGCCAACAGGCGCTCCAGCAGGCGCTCCAGCAGGCACTCGAAACCCTCACCGACGTGTGGGCAGCCCTGAATCGAGCCGGCGCCACAGGCCACGCCACCGCCGCCGAGCTGATCGACCAGCTCGCCGCCGACCGGGACCAGGCCCGCGCCGCCCTCGCCCAGGAGCTGATCGCCGCCCTCGACGACGTGGCCGAACAGCTCGACCGGGCGCGGGCGCGGTACGCCACCCGCCCCGGTTCCGCCGCCGGCAGCACGCAGGGCGCCGAGCGGGACCGCGACGCCACGTACCCCCCAATCGGCATGCAGGCGTTCCTCGACTACTCCACAGCGGAGTTCGCCGCCGCCAGCACCGCCGACGAACGCGTCGAAGCCGTCCGTGACCTCCTAGAGGGCTGGTACGACCGCTGGGACGCCTACTACGCCACCGCCGTCACCGACGAGCACGACGGCATCGCCCGCCACCTGGTCGCCCTCATCACCACCGCCGAAGCTCACGCATCGTCCTCCGCCGCGGGGACCCTGATCCGCCACTGCGTCTACCCGGGATGCCCGCGCACCTACCGCGCAGACGTCGGCCCACAGGACCGCGGCTGGATGCGCCTTCGTGGCCTCACGGTGCTCTGCCCAGACCACAGCACCCCCGCCACCGGCCGCACGCAGGACACCGCGCCGCCCGCTGAGAGCCACACACAGTCGCCTGGAGATCCCGGTGTGGGTGTGGGGTGGGCGGCGCCCTCCTAACCGCTCACAGTGGATCTCAACCCGCCGCCCACCTGAGGAGCGACCAGTGAGCATGGCCTACATCCGCCGTCACTACGGCGTCCCCGCCAAACGCGGTGTCCGCGTCATCGCCAACGGCAGGCCCGGCACCATCACCAGCGCCGACGGCGCCCGACTCCGCATCCGCCTCGCCGGCGACACCCGGTCCACCGCCCACCACCCGACCTGGCGCATGCAATATCCCGAGGCCGCGCCGTGAGTAGCAGCTGGCAGGCCGGCAGTACCAGCGCCTGGAGGCGACTACGCGCCCACGTCCTCGCCCCGGCCACCCAGACCCTGACCGTCGCTCGCTGAGAGGCCACGCCGTGACACCGCACCACCTGCACGCCACCGCCGCCGCCTGGTCCATCCACACCGCCATGCGGCAGCTCGCCGCGCTCGCTGCCGCCGAGGCCCGGCACCGAGGCGACACCCTCACCGCCGCCGCGCCGATCCTGCGTAGCCCCATCCACGGCACCATCCACGCCATCGGCGGACACGCCGATCCTGTCGCGACGCTGACCGCCGACCGGCCCCCACCGCTTGTGCAGACGTGGACGCAGCGCATCCGACGCCTTCACGACCGGCTGACCTGGCTCGCCGACATGTACCGACTCCCGGCCGGCCGCGACCCGCTGGAGCGCATCCTCACCGCCCTACCCGCCCTCACCCTCCCACCCCGCGCCCTCGGCCTCCTCGCCCTGCACCTGAGCGACGAAGACGAGCTGGCCCGCGGCTGGCTCAACCAGCCGCCCTACCGCACGCGGATACCCGGCGAGTGCCCCGGATGCCGACGCCGCAGCCTCGAGGCGGCCACCGTCGGACCCGCCGCCACCCGCACCGTCGTCTGCGCCGCCGACTGCCGACACACCCCCGACTGCCGATGCCCCGGCGGCCTGGAGGGCATACGACACATTTGGCCACGGGCGGACGTCCTCAGCGTGGTCAGAGATGCGGGGTACGCGTGAGCGACCGCTGCCCGACCTGCCGCGCCCACCTTCCCGCCAGCGGCACATGCACCGGCACTGCACCCCTCATCGAGCGCGACGGCCGCCACTACGGCACCGCCGCGCAGATCGCCCACCACCTCGGATACCTCGGGGACGTTTCCGAGGCCATGGTGGTCAACTGGCGGCGACGTGACGGCCTGACCTGCTACCGCTTCGCCCGCAGCGTCTACCACGCCCTCGACGACGCCGCGACCATCGAGCGCAACAAGCGGCTGTCGAACCGCGGTCGGGCACGTCAGCTTGACGCCATCCCGCTCACTGCCGCATGATTTGATCAGTCACTCCCACTAGGCGGAGTGTGCCCAAAGCCCGGTAGTCCACTCAGTGGCGCCGGGCTTTCGCGTACCCAGGACCGGGACGCACGAGGGGAACTGCGGGCAGGTCACAGGCTGGGATGGCCTGCCCGCACACCCGCTGACCGGGGCGCTCACATCAGGGGGGGGGTGGGCTGTCAATGGCACGGGGGCTCACCACCACCCAGCGGGGCTACGGCTGGGACCACCAGCAGGCGCGCACGAAAGCCCTGGCGGAACTGCGTGACGGCCAGCCCTGCACACGATGCGGCCAACCAATGTGGCGGGCGGAGGCCGCGCTGTTGGACCTGGACCACGACGACGACCGGACCACCTACCGCGGGCTGGCCCACCGTGGATGCAACCGGTCCGCAGGGCAGGCCACCGCCCAGCAGCACATGCGCGCACGACGCGAACGCAATCCCGACAACGTGGTGGTCAACTCCCGTAGGTGGTGACCCAGGGTGCAGGCCGGGGGTGGGGTCGTCACGGACAGTTGCCTTTGCTGACCCAGCGCCTTTCGTCAGGCGTCTCTCCCCCCGCGGACCCCCGTGCCGGGTTGACAACAGGAGGTAGGGATGCCACCGCGTGCTCGCCGCAAGCTCGCGGCAGTGCCACAGACGCCGCCGCGCCAGAGGGCTCCTGATCTGCGTGACGCGGTGCAGGCCGCGCTCGGTGAGATGTCGTGGCTGACAAAGGCCGACGAGGCGATGAAGGCGTTGGCGTTGCGGCAGGCCGAGGAGATTGAGAAGGCCCTCGACCGGGCTGAGGAGCTGACGCAACTTCGTCGGGATCTTGCCGGTGAGGAGTCGGCGTACAAGCGCCTGCAGAAACTGGAGGCGATGTGCGATGTGACGAAGACGGTTGGCTGGCTGGGTCCACAACTTCAGGGTGTGTTGCGTGACCTGGGTGGGGCGCCGAGTGCACGTAAGGGCATGAACGCTGACAAGCCGGTGGGGGGTCGCCTTGCTCAGCTCCGTGCTGGAGCCGCCTCTACTGGGGAGCACGACTCCTAGGATTTGGACGCCGCCGCTGGTGCGTGGTCGTGCGGGGCCGTGTGGGTGCGGGTGCGCTCTGTCACCGGCGACGTCGCTGGGGTTTTCCGCGGTGGACTTCGCCGAGCAGGTGATCGGGCTGCGGGTGTTGCCGTGGCAGCGGTGGCTGTTGATCCACGCGATGGAGTTGCGCCCGGATGGCCGGTTCCGGTTCCGCACGGTGCTGGTGTTGGTGGCTCGGCAGAACGGGAAGACGACCCTCGTAGAGGTCAAGAACTTGTGGAAGATGTTCGTGTTGCAGGTGCCGTTGGTGATCGGCACGGCGCAGAACCTGGACATCTCCGAGGAGTCCTGGGACAAGGCGGTGGAGATCGCCGAGGGTGTGCCGGACCTCGCGGCGGAGATCGCGCACGTCGACAAGACCAACGGCAAGAAGGCGCTGAAGCTGACCAACGGGTCGCGGTGGAAGATCGCTGCCGCGTCTCGTAAGGGCGGTCGCGGCTTGGCGGGCGATGATGTGAACCTTGACGAGTTGCGTGAGCATCAGACGTGGGATTCGTGGGGCGCGGTCACGAAGACGACGATGGCCCGGCCCAACGCGCAGGTGTGGGCGTACTCGAACGCCGGCGACGACAAGTCGGTGGTGCTCAACGACCTGCAGGCCAAAGGCCGTACCACGACTGAGGGCCTGGTCGACTTCCTGGCTCGGGTGGTGGTCGCGGAGGCCGAGGACATCGCTCGTGCCGCCGCCCAGCAGGGCATCGATACCAGCCTGGGCCTGTTCGAGTGGTCGGCGCCGGACGACGTGCGGTGTACCTGCCCGTGTGATGGTGACACGCACGCGTCGGACTGTCGGTTGCAGGAGCGCTCCGCGTGGGCGCAGGCCAATCCGTCGCTGGGATACACGGTTACCGAGCAGGCGCTGGCGTCGGCGCTGGCGACGGACCCGGAGGCGGTGTTCCGCACGGAGTGCCTGTGCCAGCGGGTAGAGACGCTGGCCGACGAGTGGCAGGTCATTGGCAAGGCTCCGTGGGAGACAGCCGAGGACCCGACGTCGCAGGTGCAGGGCTGTCCCGCGTTCGGGGTGTACGTGCCTCCGGACCGGTCGTACGCGGCGATCGGCCTGGCCGGTGCGCGCGCTGGCGGGGGCCGGCACATCGAGGTGGCCGGTGACGGTGTGGTGTTGGACTACCGGCCTGGCACGGCGTGGGTGGTGGCCCGGCTGCAGGAGTTGGAGCGGCATCGACCGTCCGTGGTGGTGATCGATGACAAGGCGCTCGCGGACGCGGCGGAAAAGGCGGGCCTGGTGGTGCACCGGGCGACCGCGCCGGATGTGGTGACGGGCTGCCAGTTGCTCTTTGACGGTGTCGCTGGCCCGGACGCGACGGCGCGGGATGTGCGGCATATCGGGCAGGTTGATCTGACCGAGGCGGTGCGGGGCGCGGTGAAGCGTGATGTGGGCGGTTCGTGGGCGTGGGCGCGGCGGGACCTAGCGGTGGACGTGACCCCGCTGGCCGCGGTCAGCCTGGCCCTGTTTGGGCATTGCACGCCGCGGGTGCACCGGCCGGCTGCGCGGATTCCGCTGGCGGCGTCCGTCTGACATGGAGGAGGCCCGGTGACGGTGCTGGAGTACACGAGCGTTGCCCCGGTGGATCGGGTGGATCGGATTACCGCGCAGGCTCGCGCCTGGCCGGCGGGGCGGACGCTGTTGGCGTTGCTCGCCGCCGTGCTGGTTGGTGTCGGTCGGGTGGCGTTCGCCGTGTGTGCGGCGCTGTGGCTGGTGGTGACGTGGTGCGCGGCGGCGGTGAAGGTGGGCTGGGATGACGCCCGCAGCGCTCGGCAGCGCGCCGTCGACGAGGCAGTGAGGCGCACTGATGGCCTCGATGCTTGACCGGGTGACGGCCCGGCACCAGGCGATGCGCCAGTCGGGTGACAACCTGAAGGCGTGGTCGCAGCCGCCGTTGTGGCGGCTGGAGCAGCTGCGGCACGCGCTGCTGGGCGGGTCCGCGCCCGATCGGGAACGCGTTGAGCACGAGTTCGAGGGTTACGTCGCTGGCGCGGGTAAGGGCAACGGGGTTGTGTTCGCCTGCTGCTACGCGCGTCTGCGGGTGTTCGTCGATGTGCAGTTCTTGTGGCGGGACCGCGGCGGTGATGGACAGTTCGGCTCGCCGTATGACTCGCCGGATCTGGCGCGGCTGCGCCGGCCCTGGCCGACAGGCACGTTGTCGAATCTGTTGGCGTGGATGGAGGTCGACGCCACCTACGCCGGTAACGCGTATGTGACATGGTGCGACGATCAGGGGCGGTTTGGTCGGGCGGCGCAGGGGCCGGGGCTGCGGCTGACTCGGATGCGGCCTGACTGGGTGACGCTGATCATCGGGTCGCACTCGGATGATCCGTACGCGATGGACGCCCAGGTGGTCGGCGTGCTCTACGAGCCTGCCCTGTCGGGGTTCGGCGGCAGTGTCAAAGCGTCACCGGTGCTGCTCACGCCTGGCGAGGTGTGTCACTACTCGCCCGTGCCGGACCCGCAGGCACGGTTTCGTGGCATGTCCTGGCTGACGCCGGTGCTGCGGGAGATCGGCGCGGACCTGGCGGCCACGGAGCACAAGACCAAGTTCTTCGAAAACGGCGCCGCGTTGAGCACGGTGGTCAGTCTTGATAAGGACGTCACGCCGGAGCAGTTCGCCGAGTTCGTGGAGATGTTCAAAGCTCAGCATGAGGGCACCCGTAACGCCTACCGGACGTTCTTCTTTGGTGGCGGCGCGGATGTGACGATGCGCGGCGTCGACCTGAAACAGCTCGATTTCAAGGCCGTGCAGGGCGGCGGGGAAACCCGGATCGCGGCGGCGGCGGGTGTGCACCCGGTGGTCGTCGGCCTGTCCGAGGGCCTGTCCGGATCGTCGCTGAACGCCGGGAACTACCAGGCGGCGCGGCGCAACGTCGGTGACGGCACGCTGCGGCATCTGTGGGGTGAGGCCGCGGCGAGTCTGGAGACGCTGTTTCGGCGGCCGTCGGTGTCGGCGGAGCTGCGCCCGGACACCCGTGAGACCGCGTTCGTGCGTGAGGACGCCAAGGACGTGGCGTCGATTCAGCAGACGCGCGCGTCGGCGTTGCGGGCGCTGGTGGATGCCGGGTGGGATCCCGACGCGGCCATCGAGTACCTGCGCACCGACGACCTTGGTCGTCTTCACGGCCGGCACACCGGCTTGTACAGCGTCCAGTTGCAGCCGCCGCTACCCGCGGGCCATCAAAGGGGGCAGGAGTAATGCAGGTCAAGGCGCTGCGTGACGTGGAAGTCACCAACGACGACACGGGCACCGTCGAAGCGGTGTTCTCCACGTTCAATGTCGTCGATTCCGATGGGGACGTTACCCTGCCCGGCGCGTTCGAGAACGGCGGCCAGTGGAAGATCTCCGCCTACGGGCACCAGTCGTGGATGGGTGCGCTGCCGGCCGGTAAGGGCACGGTCCGCACCACCAGCACCGAAGCTGTCCTGACCGGGCAGTTCTTCATGAACACCGCCCACGGCCGGGACACGTTCGAAGTCGTCAAACAGATGGGCGACTTGCAGGAATGGTCCTACTCGGTGCACCCGGTCAAGCACTCCTACGGCGAGTTCGAGGGCCGGCAGGTGCGGTTCCTGGAACAGCTTGGTCCTGGTGAGGTGTCTCCGGTGCTGGCCGGCGCCGGGGTGGGCACCCGCACCCTGGCCGTGAAGGCCGGCCTCACATTCTCCGACGAGGCGTCGGCGGTCCTGGCCGACGTCACCGCCCTCGTCGACCGCGCCGCGGACGTCCTGGCGAAGCGGCAGCACAAGGGCAAAGGACTCGGCGCGGACTCACGCGCCCTGGTCGAGCAGGTCGCCGAGCAACTCACACGCTTCGAGTACCTGCTCGCCGAGCCCGAGCCCACCGCAACCCATCACGACGAGCTGCGGCGGATGAAGTTGCAGCTCATCGCTAGGACGAGAGGCATCATCAATGTCTGACCTGTTGGAGTTCCCCGCGCTCACCGAGGCGCAGGGCAAGCTTGACGCGAAGAACAAGGAACTGCACGACATCTTCACCGAGGCCGGTCCGGACCTGGACATGGCGGCGGTGAAGTCGCTGTCCGGTGATTCGGCGGCGAAGGTCGAGTACATCCAGACCCTGAACAAGGAGATCGACGACCTCGGCCACGAGGTCGAAAAGCACCGCAGCACCGCGAAGGCGGCGCAGCGCGCCCGCCAGTGGGCGGCCAGCAGGGAACGCGGCGCCGAACCGGGCGACGACACCAAGACCACCGGGCAGGGTGAGCCGCGGTCCACTAAGAGCCTCGGTGAGCTGTTCGTCGGCTCGGCGGCGTTCACAGGTAAGCAGGGCAACATCGGCCCCGAGGCGCACCTCGACGTCGACCTGAAGACCCTGATGACCACGACCGCCGGGTGGACGCCGGAAACGACGCGTACCGGAACGGTGGTCGAGTTCGCCACCCGCCCGGTTCAGGTCATCGACCTGATCCCGCAGACGACCACCGGGCAGGCCGCGGTGGTGTACATGGAGGAGACGACGTTCACCAACGCCGCGGCGGAGGCCGCGGAGGGCGGCGCCTACGCCGAGTCGGCGCTGGAACTGACCGAGCAGTCCAGCCCGGTCCGGAAGATCGCCACGTTCCTGCCGATCACCGACGAGCAGCTCGAAGACGTCCAGCAGGCCCGCGGGTACGTGGACAACCGGCTGCGGTTCATGCTGCGGCAGCGCCTCGACGGGCAAATCCTCGTCGGAAACGGCACCGCACCGAACCTGCGCGGCATCAACAACGTGGTCGGTATCCAGACGCAGGCCAAGGGCGGCGACCCCACCCCGGACGCGTTCTACAAGGCGATGACGAAGATCCGGGTCACCGGCCGGGCGATGCCCTCGGCGCACATCATGCACCCCAACGACTGGCAGGACATTCGGCTGCTGCGCACCGCGGACGGGATCTACATCTGGGGTTCCCCGTCGGAGGCCGGGCCGGCGCGGCTGTGGGGGCTGCCGGTAGCGGAGTCCGACGCCCAGACCGAGAACACCGGCCTGACCCTCGACACCTCGTTCACGGAACTGTCGACGCGCCGCGGTGTCGACGTGCAGGTCTCCAACTCGCACAGCACGTACTTCGTCGAGGGTAAGCAGGCGGTCCGCGCGGACGTGCGGGTGGCGTTCATCGTCTACCGGCCGGCAGCGGTCTGCACGGTCACCGGCATCTGACCCCCGATCCCGGCAGCGGCACCCCGGCGGGTGCCGCTGCCACTTACCCGAAGGGACAACCACATGCGCGTGGTTCGTGGCACCCCGACCGACGGTATCCCCGCCAACACCTTCACCAAGGCCGGGGCGTTGGTGGCAAACGACTTCGCCGGTCAGTGCGTGATTGGCTCGCTGGCCATCGACACTGCCGCCGGGACGCTCTACATCTGCACCGCCACCAACGGGACCACCACATCGACGTGGACCCTGGTTGGCACACAAACCTGACCAGCCTTTCGCCCACCTCGGCACGAAGGAGCAACGATCCCATGCCACCAGGACAGCCCGCCCACCAGCGGCTATGGCGAACAGCAGACGGCAGGCTGGTCATCGACGGCGACCCCGCCGCGATGACTCTCGCCTACGCCGCCGGCGACAGGATCACCGAGAAGGACGTCGAGGCCTACGGGCAGCTGATGAAGCCTGCGGACACCGCCACAGACGACGACACCACGGCGCCGCCCGCGGACACGCCTCGCGCCCGCAAGGCGCAGAAGTAGTGGCGAGCCTCGTCAACAGCTTCGAGGGCGGCCTCGACGGACTCGGCATCACCACCGGCAACTCCGGGGGCGGGTCCGGTGACGCGTGGACGCTGGCCGCCGACACCGCCGGCGGCACGTGCACCTACTCGTCGACGGGTGCGGCGCACGGGTCGCTGTGCATGTCTGTCACCCTCGGCGCCACCACCGGCCCGCAGCGGCGCGGATGGGCGGTCAACGACGGCAACTCCACCAGCATCCAGCACTTCCGCTTCTACCTCGACCCCGCCAACACCGCCGGCGGCGCGGTGTCCGTGCTGCGGGGCATGAACGCCGGGTCGACCGGTCAGCGGTTCCGGGTGCAGGTCAGCGATTCCGGCGTCCTGACGCTACGCAACAACATCAGCTCGGTGGTATGGACGTCGACGGCCCTCTCCGCTGGCACACAGTGGCGGGTGGAGGTGTCGGCCGCGGGATCGACCTCAGGTGTCGGCCGGGTACGGGTCTACGCCGGTGACTCGACCAGCACCACCCAGGACTCGGGAGACCTGACCGGCCTGAACCTTGGCGGTCCGATCCGGGAGGTGTGGTTCGGCCAAACCTCCGCCACCGCGGGTGTGTCGGTGCGCTTGGACGACTGTGGCTGGTCGGACACGGCGCTGCTCGGTCCAGCATCGGAACCGGTGGCCGTCAATGCCACATCCGTGTCGGCGGCAGCGGCTACGTACGGCTCCACTCCCACGGCCGCCGCTACCTACTCGTCGACACCGGAGGTGACTGGTGGCTGAGTTGTTCTACGCCAACGGCGCCGAACTGGCGACCGTGAGCAACACCTTTGCGGTGTCGGGAACGCCGACGGATCCGACCACGATCAGTCTGGTCATCACCGACCCGACGGGCACCGCCACCACCTACACCTACGCCGCCGCGCAGATCACCCGATCGGGCACCGGTGTCTACACCAAGGACATTCCGTGTTCGGCGGCGGGTGTGTGGACGTACGTGTGGATCGGCACCGGCGCCGCGTCCGACGTGACCGCCGGCACCTGGACCGTCCAATCCACGAGCCTCGGGCAGCTCTACTGCACCCCCGAGCGGCTGAAGTCACGGGTCAACACGACCAAAACCGACCGCGACGCCGAGGTACTCGGCGCTCTGCTCGCGGTGTCCCGATGGATCGAGGACCACTGCGACCGCGTCTTCTACCGCGTCACCGAGACCCGCACCTACTCGGCATCGACCCTGCACAAGGTGTCCATACACGACCTGGTGTCGGTGACCAGTATCGCTACCGACACCGCTGAGGACGGCACCTACACCACCACCTGGTCGCCGACGGACTATCAGCTACTCAAGGGCGCTGTGCTGCGCCCGGCCGAGCGCCCGTACACCGCCATCAAGGCCGTCGGCGCCCACACCTTCCCGCAGCACCGCCCGACAGGGCGACAGGAGTTGGTGCGGGTACACGGGGTGTTCGGGTGGCCGGCCGTGCCGTCCCCGGTACAGGAGGCCGCCGCGATCTGGGCAACCGACCTGCTCAAGCTCGGCACGATGGCATTCGGGATCGCCGGCTACGGCGAGTACGGGGCAGTACGAGCCCGCCCGAACCCCATCGTGGAGGCGCTACTCGCCCCATACCAGCGGCACCCGGTGCAGGTGGCGTGACCATGGCTGCCTCCCTCGACGACATCATGACCGCGATCGGTCAGCGACTGGACACGATCGATGGGCTCAACGGCTACGGACACGCCCCCGACGGGCTGCCGGTGCCGTGCGCGTTCACCCTCGTCCCGTCCGTGCCCTCCTACCGAGAGGCCATGAGGCGCGGCACCTACATCCTGCTCATCACGGTGCCGGTGCTGACCTCCGCCCAGCTCGACAAGGAGGGGCAACACCACCTTGCCCGCTACGCGGACCCCACCGGCGAGCAGTCCATCCGCGCCGCCCTCGAAGACGGCGACAAGACCCTCGGCGGACTGGTCAACGACCTGGTCGTCGACAACTTCGACGCCAACGGCCTCGACCAGGTCGGCTACGGCAGCTACTACGGCGGCACCTTCAGTGTCCGTGTTATTGCCCAAGGAGGGTAGATGGAGATCAAAACGTGCACGCCGATCGCAGGCACGTGTCACCAGCCGGCGGTCGGCACCGGTAAACGCCCGGTGGAGCACTGCCGCCGCCACTACCTGGAGGCGATCAGCGCGGACATCGTGCGCGCCGAGGTGCTCGGCGCGGTGGGCATCACTGATGTGCGTACCGGCCGCAGTGTCGAGCGGGGCGGAACGGTCGAGTTGGATCCGGTGGAGACCAGCATCGCGCAGCTTGTCTACGCCGGACACATTCGGGTGCTCGACACCGACCCGAAACCGGCCAAGAAGGGCTGAGCGTGACGACGTTCGCGGCGAACAACATCACCACGTGGTTCGCCGGATACGACATGACCACCGACCTGTCCCAAACCACGATGCCCATCGAGTTCGAGGCGCGCGACGCGACGACGTACGGGCCGCCCGGTCAGCGCACCGCCCGGTCCCGTAACGCCGGCCTGGAGGACGTGTCGTCGCAGGTGGCGGGGTTCTGGCAGGCGGCCACCGCGTTGGACGAGACCGTGTTCACCGCGCTCGGCGGCGCGGTGCAGGTGATCACCCACTCACACGACGGCGCGGAGGGCAGCCCGGCCTACTTCTACCAGGCGCGCACCTTCTCGTATCAGCTGTTCGGTGCGGTCGGTGAGATGGCTCCGTTCTCGTTGACCGCGCAGAGCAGCAAGGGCAACCAAGCGGTCGGCGCGGTCCGCGGCACCATCCTGAAGACCAAGAGCACCGTGGACGCGACGGGCCCGACGGGCACCGCCGTCGAACTCGGCGCGGTACCGGCCGGGCAGTACCTGTACGCCGTGCTGCACGTCATGGACCCGGGCACCACCGTCACCGCGGTCCTGGAGTCCGACACCGACAACACCTTCGCCGCGGCGACGACACGGGCGACGTTCGGGCCGATCACAACGGTGGGCGGCACCTGGGCAACCCGGGTCGCCGGGCCGATCGGCGACACCTGGTATCGGCTACGCATCACCGCAGTCACCGGTACCGCAACCATCGCCTGCATCGCAGGCATCAAATGAGAGGGGGCGAGGGATGAGCACGTTTGCCCTGGTGGATGCCCGCGTCGAGGCCAACGCCGTGGACCTGTCGGCCTGGATCACGTCCGTGCAGCTACCGATCGAGTTCGAAGCGCTCGAGAACACGGCGATGGGTAACACCGCCCGGTCGCGGCTCGCCGGTCTCGAAGACTCCACCATCACACTCAACTTCAACGACGACTTCGCCGCCTCGGCGGTGGACGCCACGATCTGGGCGGCGCGCCGCACTGTCGTGGTGATCCGGGTACGCCCAACGTCAGCGGCGATCAGCGCCACGAACCCCGAGTACGTCGGCTCGTACCTGGTGTCCCAGGTCAACCCCTTCGGTGCCGGCGTCGGGGAGCTGGCGACGCGATCTGTGGCGTGGCCCCTGTCCGACCCGGACGGCGTCGCCCGCAACACCAGCTAAGGAGACACGGGTGCAGATCTTGATCCCGCCGGCCACCCGGAACGCGCTGGTGACGCTTGGCTGGACCCCGCCGCTCGAGCAGTAGCGGTGGGTTTCACCGTCCAGGTCGAGGCCGGGCGGCGTGACCTGACGACCGTACGGCGCAACCTGCGTCAGCTCGGCGACCGCGGCTTGTCCCGGCACCTATCCGCCGGCCTCCAGCGGGCGGCGAAACCCCTCAGGCCGCAGGTGCAGCGGTCAGCGGTGCGGCTGTTGCCGTCCGGGTACGGGCCGCTGCTGTCCAAAAGCCTGCGGGTTCGTATGCAGACCCGGGAGCGACGCGGCCAGGCCAGCGTGCAGATCCGGGTGTTCGCTGACGGGCAGCGGGAGCGGCGGGATGTGCCGGCGGTCAACCGCGGCACGGTGCGGCATCCGGTGTTCGGGCGCCGCCGGCGGGCGTGGGTGGCCCAACGGGTGCGACGCGGATTCGTCGACCGGCCCGCCGCCCAGCTCGCACCAGCGATGGCCCGGGAAATGCAGGCGGTCGTGGACCACATCGCCGACGTGATCACGAAAGGCTGACCGTGAGACTTCGCTTCACCTTCCACCCCGACGACCATGAGCGGTACGGCGACGGAACGTGGACCCTCGACCCGGAGGCGCTACTGCGGCAGCCGGTCCGGGAACTGATCGCCGTCGAGGCCGCAACCGGCATGGGTATCCCTGGCCTGCTGCTCGTCCTGGACAGGCCGACCGATCCCCGGTACACCACGGCGCTTCTGGCGGCCACGTGGGTGGCCCGCCGTCTCGGCGGGGTCACCGAGGCGTACGAGTCGTATGAGCCGCTGGTGTACCTGATGAACCTTGAACGGCTGGAGGATGACGAGGTCCCCCCGGGTGGGGCCTCCTCGTCCTCGCCGTAGAGCGAGGGGGCCTAGCCGCCCTGCTCGACGAGGTCGGGCCGATCCTGTCCCGGCACTTCGTGGCGTGTACTCCTGCGGCGCAGCGCGAGATGACGCTGCGGGAGATCAACGCCCACCTCACCGCCATCGCCCCTGAGCCCGCTGACGAACGGGCGGCGTTGATGGCCCAACACCCTGGTCTGCGTGGGAGGTCGTGATGGCTGACGTCCGCGACATCCTGATCAATCTGTTGGGGCGGGAAACCGTCTCCGGTGCGGCGAAAAGGGCCGCTGACGGCGTCGGCAAGCTCGGCGACGGAATGCAGGCCACCGCTCGTGACGCCGACCGCCTCGACCGGGAGATCGAGCAAACCGAGGTCGCGCTGAAGGGCCTGGCCGCGCAGTTCGCCCGCACCGATGATGTGGCTCAGCGCATCGACCTGACGAAGACGATGCGGAAGCAGCAAACGGAGCTGCGTCGGCTGGTGCGCAACCGCGACATCATCAACGACGCTGTGCGGCAGGGCGAGGAGGCCGGCCGCGGGTTCGCGGTGTCGATGGTGGCCCGGATCGGGCCGATCCTGGCTCATGCGCCGCTGGGGCCGGCCGGGGCGGCGATCGGTGGGGTTCTCGCTGCGTCGGTTGTGCCTGCGCTCGGTGCGGCTGTCGGGGGTGCGGTGCTCGGCGGGACAGCAGGTGTGGGGGTGCTCGGCGGTTTGGTGCTCGCCGGCAAGGACTCTCGGGTGCGCTCGGCCGGGAAGGCACTCGGCCGGTCGGCGCTCGGCAGCCTGGAGGACTCGGCTGCCCGGTTCGTGGAGCCCGCGTTGCGGGGTATCGGGATCGTCTCTGACGCGTGGACCAGCATCACCGGGGATGTGGATGGGGCGTTTCAGGCGGCGTCGCGCTATGTGGAGCCCCTCGCGCGTGGCGTGGCCGGTTTGGCCCGGGAGTTGGGTCCGGCGCTGCGCGACGGTATCGAGGCTGCCGGGCCGGCTATCCGGGAGATCTCCGACGGGCTACCCCGGCTGGGACGTGCCCTCGGCGACTTGTTCGGCACCTTCGCCGACAACGCCGACGAGGGCGCGTCAGCGCTGCGGTTCCTCTTCCAGTTGATGGAGACCGGCATCCACACCGTGGGTGGCTTGGTCGACGCGCTGGGCGGGGTGTACCGGCGGACGCTGGACATCGGCGCGGCGGGCGCGGCGATGGCCGACACCCTGTGGGGGCGGCTGCCCGGCGCCGGCCCGAAGATCGCCGAAGGCCGCAAGCGGATCGCCGAGCTCAAGGAAGCTCTTGAGGCCACCGGCGAGGCCGGGCAGGCCGGCGGTGAGCGGGTCGCCGGTGGCCTGCGCAAGGTCGAGGACGCCGCCGGCGACGCTACCGCCGAGGTCAAATCGTTCGCGCAGGCCCTCGACGAATCCCTGGGCCGCGTGTACGCCTCCGAAGAGGCCAACATTCGGATGGCCTCAGCCCTGCGCCGCCTTACCGAGGCGGCCAAGGACGGCAAGGGCGCGGGTATCGACCCCCACACGGAGGCTGGGGAGCGGAACCGGCGGGCGTTGCTCGATGCTGCGCGGGCCGCGAACGACAACGCCGCGGCTATCCGGGAGACCACCGGTGACCATCAGCGGGCGGCGGCGATCGTTGAGCAGGCCCGCGCGGACTTCCTCCGCGCGGCCGACGCGATGGGCGTGGAGCGCCGCGAGGCGAACGCCCTCGCCACGCAGTTGTTCCGGATCCCGAACGTTGACCGGACGGTGTCTGTCGACGCCTCCGGCGCCCGATCCGCAGTGGCCGCCTACAAGCGGTGGCTGGCCAGCGTCAACTTGGACAAGACCTCGACGGTCAGGCAGCGGATCATCGCCGAGCGGCACACCGCCCGCGGCGGCGTCCGCGAGTTCTCGGCCGGCGGTTACGTGCGAGGTGCCGGCGCGAAGGGCGTCGACTCGGTGCCCGCTGTGCTGGCCCCGGGTGAGGGTGTGCTGACCTCGCAGGAGGTCGACAAGGTCGGCGGTGCGGCCGGCCTGGAGCGGCTACGGGCGGCGATCCGCGGTGAGACCGGCAGCCGTGCGGCCCCATCGGCGCCGCCGGCGATGGCCGGCAGTTCCCCCGCTGGCGGAAGCCTCACCATTCGCGTCGAGGCGGGGGCCGGAGCACCCATGGAGCGGGCGTTCGCCGACCTGCTCCTCGGCCTGATCCGGACCGGGGTGATTCGGCTTGTGGCTGAGCAGGGCCGGGTACGGCCGGCTTGACGGACAGGAGTGCTCATGGCGTTTCCCGCCGATCCACTGGACGCGAGGGTTGAGCTGGACGTGGGTGGTTGGACGGACATCACCAGTGATGTCCTGACCGGCAACGGTCCTGTCGTGATCAGCCGTGGGCGCATGTCGGAGGGCTCCGAGGCGGCGCCGACGCAGGTGTCACTGTCGATCCGTAACACCGACGGCCGGTACAGCCCGCGGTGTCCGACCGGCCCGTACTACGGCGTGATCGGCCGTAACACGCCGCTGCGGGTGCGGGTGGGGCCACCGTTACAGGCCGCGAGTTTTCGCGGCCTGACCCCCGGGGCGGGAACCCTGTCCACGCCGGATCATGCGTCGCTGCGGATCGTCGGGGACCTGGACGTGCGGTTCGACTGCCTCGCCGACTGGTTCACCGGTGCCTCAATGGACTTGGGTGGCCGGTACAACACCAGTGGTGACAACCGGTCGTGGACCGCCCTGGTGGGCAGTGACGGGCGGTTGACCATCACGTGGTCACCTGACGGCACCTTCGGCGCCCGCCGGGCGCTGTCGGCATCCGTCGCGGTGAGCCCGCCGTCACACGGCCGGCTGGCTGTGCGGATCACCCTCGATGTCGACAACGGCGCCGGCGGCGTCACCGCCCGGTTCTACCAGGCGGCGAGTCTGGCTGGTCCGTGGACGCAGGTGGGCGGTGATGTCGTCGACGCCGGGACGTCGTCCATCTTCGCCGGCACCGCGGCGCTGGAGCTTGGTCACGTGCCGGGGATCATGGCTGGCCCGCTTGCCGGCGACCTGGTCGCCGCCCAGGTCCGCGACGGTATCGACGGTCCGGTCGTCGCCGCGCCTGACCTCAACACCGTGCCCGACCTGACCGTGGTGGACACCTTCACCGACACCGCCGGACGGCTGTGGACGGCCGGGTCGACTGTTGACCTGGTCGACCGGTCCGCGCGGGCGGTCGCGGAGGTGCCCAGCTGGCCGCCGCGGTGGGACCTTTCCGGCACCGACGTATGGGTGCCGGTGCAGAGTGCCGGGGTGCTACGCCGCCTGACTCAGGGCGCGGCGTCGCTGCGGTCGCCGGTCTACCGCACGTTCATCAGCTATGACCCGGCGGCGTACCTGCCGCTGGAGGACGGCGCGGACGCCACGCGGCCCGCCAGCGCCGCCGACGGCATCACCCGCGGCACCAGCCAGGACGTGGCCTTCGGCGTCGACGCCGGCGCCGCGTTCGGTGGCACCGCCGCCGTCGCGCGAATGACCACCACCACGGCGTCGATATCGACGCCCGTGCGGGCCGGCACCGACGCCAACGGGCACTGGTCAGTCGGGTTCTACATGCGCCTGGCCGCACAGCCGAGCGGCGGCGACCAACTGGTGATGCGGGTCCACGTCGCCGGCGGCTCGGTCGCCCGCTACGAGTTCTCGGTGACCAGCAGCACGTACTGGTGGAGAGCCTACGACGCCGCGGACACCCTGGTCGGCGACCGCAACCTCTTGTACGGCACCGGCGCCGACCCGACCGGATGGGTGGCGTTCGCCCTCGACGTGCAATCGGATCCGGCCGGTACCCGCTGGGCGGGTGTGTGGCACGGCGTCGGCGACACCAATTTCTGGGCGACCGTGCCCGGCGGCGAAACCTTGGCCGGCCCGATCGGTGCGGTCACCTCCGTCGAGCTGCTCGGCTCGGACCACACCAACGGCGCACTCTTTGGGCATCTGATTGTCACCCCGATCGAGTTGCCGTTTGTGCGCGACGCGTTCCGGATCGTGTCGACCGGCTACACCGGTGAGCGCGCCGGGGAGCGGATCCGCCGCCTGACCGCCGAGGCGGGCGTAGCCCTCGAGGTGGTCGGAGACACCAGCCTCACCGAACTGTGCGGGCCGCAGCGGGCCGCACCACTGGTCGAACTACTCGAGGCCGCGGCCCGCGTTGACGGCGGGATCCTGGCCGAGTCCCGGTCGCTGCTCGGGCTGTCCTACCGGACCCGACTCAGCCTCTACAACCAAACACCTTTGCCGATCAGCTACGCCGCCGGACACATCAGCGCCCCATTCGAGCCCGTCGACGACGACCGCGCGGTCGTCAACGACGTGACCGTGACCCGCCCAGGCGGATCCTCGGCGCGAGCAACCGCCACCAGCGGCCCCCTGTCCACCGCGGCACCGCCGCTCGGAGTCGGCACCTACGACAGGTCGATCCAGCTCGACGTGCACGACGACGGGCAGCTCCCCGACCAAGCGGGCTGGCGGCTGCACCTGGGCACCGTCGACGAGGCCCGATACCCCCACACCCACCACGACCTGGCCGCGCCCGGCTACGACAGCGACCTCGCCGCGGCCGTTGCCGCCGTGGACGCCGGCGACGTCCTGGCGCTGTCTGACCTACCGCCGTGGCTACCGCCCGGCCCTACCTCGGTGATGGTGCAGGGCGGCACCGAGGTACTCGACACCTACCAGTGGGACATCACCGTCACCGCCACCCCCGCCTCGCCGTGGGACGTCGCCGTCGTCGACGGCCCGCAGCGGGTCGGCGCGGACGGCTCCACCATCGCGGCCGTATCCGAAACCGCGCTGACGCTCACGTTGACCTCGACCGCCGCGAATCGCCCATGGACGACGGACCCCACCGACTTTCCGATGGACCTACGCATCGGCGGTGAGCGCGTCACCGCGACCGGGATCACCGGCACCGGACTCACCCAAACCGTGACTCTGTCGGCGCGGGCCGTCAACGGGATCAGCCGCTCCTGGCCGGACGGCACGGAGGTGCAGGTATGGGATCCGGCGGTGGTGCCCCTATGAGGAGGACAGCATGACGCACTGGCAATCCGGGATGTACCTCACCCCGGCCCGACTGGGGGGCGCGACCTGTGTCATGACGACGACCTCCACGCCGTCGATTCCGAACGCCGCCTACACCAAGGTGTCGCTTACTGCCGCCAGCGAGGACACGGACAGCATGGCGGACGTAGCCAACGGCCGGATCGTCGCTCAAACCGCCGGGCTCTACCGGGTGGCCGCCGCAGTCGCGTTCGCGTTGCAGGCCACCGGTTCGCGCGCACTCGTCGTCTACCGCAACAGCGGCGCCGCCCGAGTCGGGACCGCGATCCCGGCAACACCATCAGGGATCAGCCCTCGACTGTCCGCGTCCGGGCTGCTCAGGCTGGCCGTCGGCGACTACCTCGAGATATTTGTGTGGCAAAACAGCGGTGCCTCACTCGCTTTATATAGCCAATTCGGTGTCTCAGCATTCCTCGAAGCCGAATGGGTGTCCCAATGACTAAGGAAGGCGCTATGCCCACCAATCCGCATCCCGTGCCGGACGAGATCCCGGAGCAGCACATCGGGGCGCAGATCCCCGACCCCTGGTCCGACCCCGCCCAGACCGACTGGCCAGCAGTGGAGGTGAACATCGATGACGTGGACGGTAGTACCCAATCTGAATGAGGCGCGTGATCAGCTCGACAAGCGGTTCCCGGGGCGGGACACGAGGTCGGACGGCTCGATCGGCGACACTGCCCACCAGCGCTACCCGTCGTCGCACAACCCGGACCGGACCGGCCGACCGGAGTACCGCGACGGCGACCAGGTCAACGAGGTGCGGGCCCGGGACTTCGACGCCGACCTGAACGACCCGGACGGCGTCACGATGGAGCAGGTCGTGCAGCTGTGGGTGACGCTGGCTCGCTCCGGGGTGCTGTGGTGGGTGCGGTACATCATCTTCAACGGCCGTATCTGGCACCGCCGGTACGACTTCACCACCCGCACCTACACCGGCTCGAACCGGCACACCGGGCACTGCCATGTGACGTCGGAGTTCACCCAGGCTGCGGACACGGTGCGGGGGACGGACTGGCGACTCGACCAGCTCGGCACGCCGGCACCGGTGCCGCCGCGGCCGGCTCCCGGCCCGGTGGTGGCGTTCCCGCTCCCGACCGGGCACTACTTCGGCCCACGCCAGGACGGAGACAGGTCGGTGTCCGGCTACTACCGCCGCCGGTTCCGGGGCAAGGCCGACCGACAGTGGCTCACCGCCTGGACCAAACAGCTGGTCCGGCGCGGCTGGCCCGCGGGCAAGGGCCGCCGCTACCTGCGCACGGCCGGCGCCGACGGGCTCTACGGGCCGGAGTACCGGAAGCTCATCCTGGCGTTCCAAGCCGATCAGGGCCTCACCCGGGATGGGCTGCTGGGCCGCAAGACGTGGGACGCCGCCTACCGAAACCCGATTCGATAACCCGCTGGGAGATCTCACGGTGGAGATGCTGCTCTTAATCGCCGCCGTCGGCACCGCTGCCGAGGTACTTCGCCGCGCTGTCCGCGGCACGCTGGCCACCAGCCGCAAGCTGGCCAGGCTCGCGGACGACCTGCTCGGCGAGCCACCCCGGCCCGGCCTCTCCAAGGGGCGACCCGGGTTGATGGACCGGGTGGTCCGCATCGAGGGCCGCCTGGACGCCCTCGAGGAGTTGCGCCCCAACGGCGGCAGCTCGATCAAGGACCAGGTGGACCGGATCGCGCAGGCCACCGGCGCCGACCAGGCCAAGCACTGACCGTGCTACAGCACGCGGCTGAGCCGCCCGCGTACCTCTGCCGCGTGCTGCTCGGCGACGGTCATGTCCGCGCCGGCCGCCTGGAGCAGCTCCACGGTCGGTCCGTTGATGCCGTGCGGGTCCACCAGCGCCACCCCGGCCTGGGTACCCAGCAGCACGGGATCGTCGGTGACCGCCCGCACCACGGCGACCGCTGCGTCCCGGGGCACGTCCCGCCGGTCTCCCACGCCGTACCGGCGGGCCACGCCGGACAACTCGGCCAGGAGCAGCCGCTGTCGCTGCGGCAGTGACGGCACATCCACCATCCCCCGACCGTACCCAGGAGGCACCCTGATGACTCACGACTACCTGATCTCACTCATCCGCACCGCGGTCCCCGCCGCCGTCGGCGCCCTGCTCGCCTGGCTCGCCTCGACGGCGGGCATCGTCATCGACGCCGACTCGTCCACCGCCCTGACCGTAGGCGTGGTCGCGTTGGCGATGGCTGGCTACTACGCCCTCGTCCGGGTGGCCGAGGCACGCTGGCCGTGGCTGGGTGTCCTGCTCGGTACGCCGGCCGCACCGAAGTACGAGGCGCCGGGGCGGTAGGGTCGTCGATGCGGTGCCGCCGGTGACGTCCCGGCCGGCGCCGACCAACAAACGCGAGCGCCCCCGGCCGAAGCCGGGGGCGCGTCGTCGTGCCTGGGGGTCAGCGGTGTCGCTGGGATCCAGTGTCGACTCGGCTCACCGGGCGGGGACGGTCACCCGGTTCGCCGCTCTGGCGTCCCGAGGCGCCCGTCGACGACGCTGATGCCATCGTCGTGTGCGAGAGCGACCTGGCGGAGGCGACCCATGTCTGACCTCCACCAGGCGATAACCGAGCAGATCCGCGACGAGGTCGCAGCGGTCGCGCTGGCGTTGGAGGCGCTGATCGGCCCGGACTGCCCGCGGGTCTCCGAGCGTGTGCAGGACCGGGCGCCGATGTGGACGGCGCAACTCCTCGACGAGGACGACCGCCTTGCCGCGCAAACGGTGATCGACTTGATGAACGTGCTACCCCCACCAACGGCCGACTGGTGGGGCAGCCCACTCGGCCAGGCCGTGGCCCGCTCCGTCGGGCACCCTGACGCCGACCACGTGTCCTACAGCGTGGCGGGCGCGATGCTCGGGGTCAGCAAACAGGCAGTTGCCAAGATGGTCGGGACTGGCCGCCTGAGCAGAGGGTCGGACGGCGGTGTCACCACCGCCTCGATCCAGCAACTGCTGAGGCAGCGCGAGCCCTCGAACGGCAAAGGGCCGAGGTAACAAACACGACAACGCCCCACCTGGCCTCCACGGCTGGGCGGGGCGTTGTCGTGTCCGCGATCAGGCGTGGCCCTGTTGGGCCAGAATCAGTCGACCTTGACGCCGTTGTTGCGCCACGACTCTCCACCATCGGGAGTGTGCAGCTCACACGAAAACGTCGTTCGGACCGTCGCCCCGAAGCCGTTCTGGCTATCCACCTGGCCCTCGACGTAGAAATAGTCCACCCCACGACTCTCAATGCGCATCCCCGTGAACTGCGCAGTCGCCGGTGACCTCAACTGCTCGGTAATGATGTCCTGGCAGGCGGTCACCGCCTGATCCGAGGTGGAAGGCCGCAGCGCGGCCCAGGAGCCGATACCGATAGCGACAGCGAGGACCACAACGACGGCGGCGGCGATCCACGGCCACCGCCGCCGCTTGCGAACGGTCGGTGGCGAGGCAGCGAAGGTGGAGCTGGGCGGCGCCGGTGCCGGTTGCTGGGGGATGCGCGTCTGCTCTTCGCGCGGATCGGTGGGGATCGTCATCAGCGCACCGTACGTCTGGTCGTCAACCGGCCCCGCCGTGACACGCCGTCCAGACGACCTCCTCGGGGGCCCCGTACCCCTCGGATACGGTCACACGACCAGGGTTGATCCACATATATGTCCGCATCGGTAGGTCATACATGCTCACCAATAGTCCGGCGAGCCTCGCCGCGTCAGCAAGTAACGGGTGCAGCCTGTAATCGCAGTCAATCGTCACTGCACAGCCCTGTTGAGGTATCTCCCTGCCAAGCCGCTGATCGATCAGCTCGGCAAGAGCGGCGGCGAACCGGTCCGCCTGCGCGGGCGTGAAGCGTCGCCGTAGCATCGCCGTGCCGCTGCTGAGCTTGTCGGCCCACCAACGGGCGGCGGCGCCGGCCTCGGGACTCGGGGCAATGGAGAGTGTCAT